GGCTTTCACCGGTCCGGAAATACGTCACTCGGGGGCCTGTGACTGCTACCCGCCAGTAATGGCGAACTGTGTCAGGACCACCCAAAAGCTCCCCACACAGTTCACCACATTGAAAGGGGCGGAATTCTTCAATGGTGACTGTATATCCGTAGTCTTCAGCTATACCTATGAAATACCCAAGACTCTGGCCGCCAACACTCCTCAACTGATTTATAACAGCGGCCCGCCGCTCTTGAATCGTGGGGGATTCTGCAGGTTGATAACAGCTATCAGGCAAGCCGCAGACACGCTCCCAGTCGGGGAGCATCTCGAGACTTGATAAAGGGTTCATTTCTTTGAGAAGATCATAACTTCGATTATGAACTCGAGTGAATTCACCTGCTATAGCGGTTAATAGCTTAGTTAAAAGTGCATCCGGTTCCCGAGGCCAAGCAGGCCCCCTTGGCAATAGGGCCTGCAATGGTTCAAGATAATCAACATTTTGATTTCCATTAGCCATAATAACCCCGCGAAGATACGAAGCTAACGACCACAATTGTCACTAAGATGAGAAGAGATGCAGATAAGATGAATTCATCCCATTCCATCACGCACCACCGACAGTAAATGTAACTGTTCCAAGGCGTGAGATTTCGCCAACATTCATAGCAACGTCGTCAGGCGGGAAAATTATCTTGTGAGAAAACTCTCCGGACGCTGTGGCGACAGATTCCCAAAACTTGGATATTGGAATTGTTTTGCCCGGCTCGGCCTCCCGAGCAATAAAATCAGCAAGCTCATCAATCACTGCCTTCCTAACATCTGCAGTATCCGGTGATAAATCCTGTATCGTCACATCAACAGGCATGGATACGGGGGCCAAAGCAAAAACTTGGGTCGTAATTGGCCGTCGAACCTCGTCATCAAGATACGACTGAACAATAGCCACATCAGCAGCTTGCGGCACACCATCCGAGTACGTATTATCCATCATAAATCGAACAGTGACGGTCCCTGCGCCTAATTCAGTTGACACTGGCCACGCCCTAGTCACGCCGGGCACTTCCAAAGCCCATTTTTTATAATCGAATAATGCACCGCCATGTGGTGGCTGTTGAATACGATCAAGTACTCGTATCAACAATTCTGCATCACTTTCAATATCTGCACCTGCCACCAATCCTGCGTTTGCAACAGATCCAGTCGACACCACACCAGCAATTGCAGCCAACAATGAAATTTGTGTCCCAGCGTCCGTATTCCCTGACAGACCAGACGCTTGAGCCGTGACGTTTACAGAAGCCTGCCCGGCTGCGATAGCAACACTTTGATCCACGACATAAACAGCGTCATCCCCCCGGCGAACCTCTGTACCCGCGGGTATGACTGATCCATCGATACCAGTAAAGACAATCTCGCCAGCAGCTTTCGTTGATGGTTTACGTGAAATATTCCAGACTTTTGACCAAAGGACCAAACTGTCATTATCCGCAGTAGATACAATTGCTTGTTTCGCAATATAATTTAAATACCCATAAAGCCCGTGCGTCTGCCCTGAAACAACGGCAGATAGAACGTTCAGCACAGAGCGTCGCAGTTTGGCATCTGCACCGTCAATATTTGAATTGACATCGTTCTGGGCGCGATCGATCAACTCCTGCAATGTAGGGCGTTGAAATCCGACATCAGGCATTTAACGCCCTCCAAATATCTGAGAATTGAAGAACTTCGAGTGAGCCATCATGTTTGAATATCCTGATTGGGCCAGCAACGCCATCAAGACCAAAACGCTTAAGTTCGACATCGATTTTCAACGCAACTTTATCGTCAACGAACCACTTAAGCGCTTCCTCACAGACCTCTATAAGTTCAATAATAACCTGCGCAGTAATTTTCTTGCGCCTGTAGAGCCATAAACGGGAACCGATTTTATCATTCTCAACGCTGGAGAAAGTATCACCCCACCAGCCCTGTTTACTTGCGTAATCATCAGGAAGAATGTCGTCAGGATTAGCGCGCCGCCATGTGAACAGAGAAAGGATTGCCGCACTAACAAGATCATCTCCCGTTTTAAGGTCTGAACCTTCAAGAGACATATCGGCAAAATCGGTAGTTTTATTCCATTTCAGGGCAATATTCGGCATAAATGCCGATATACGGTATTTTGACGGTAAAATAAAGGAGAGTTTGGAGGGCTAGTTCAACACAAAATTAGGCGAGAAATTTTCGTCCAGTTTTCTTTTCAATAATCATAACAACGAAAATTAAAACAATAGGAATAAACGGAACATAATGGGACAAGACCAGTAACCCAAAGCGAATGCCGGGACGCTTAAACGCCAACCAACCTATTACCCCAAGGGCCAACGCGGGCAGTGTGAAAATTAAATTTCCGATGGGCATCAGCCACACGACATCCCAAGGGTCCATTAATTTGGAATACCCACCATCCCAAAAGAGGAAATGGCTGAATGATGACGTTACGCACAATGAAAGGATAGCGGCTTTATGGAATAGCTCACCTAATGCCTTCACTGTAAAGTGTATCTGCAAGCTGCTTCCGTCTCTCACGTCCATTTACCCCTTCAGCAGAGTAATAAAAATGGCCTGTCTCTGATTTATACTGTACCGCTAATATGGGTATAGATGCAAGTAAATCAACGTAAGGCATTCCCGCATAAATTGGATCGCCAAATTCTGCCAAGTTCACTATCCGCACATTGCCTATTTTTGGCTCAGCATAGATTTCTTCCAGAAAACTCTGACTAATAGGCGCCCCGATCAGAACAAGATTATCAGTGATTCCGCTATATTGACGAGCATATTTGATCGCCACTTGAGCCGCTACTAATGCACCATAAGAATACCCAATTACATTGAATTGATCTCCAACGATACCATAATCCTGTATACCCATTGCCAAATTCGGATATTCTTCATCCCTGATGATCCCAACACCTATAGAGGCATCAAATACCATTTCAGCTTCCTGAAATTCTGACTGATACGACCATCGGGACTCATTGCCCTCTCGCACTTGAGAAACTCCCGCTTCGCGCATAGAGCTCACAAAATCAGCGATATAAGCCCCATTCATTCCTGCACCACCATAAAAATAGTGCCTTTTCGAGCCTTTATTTGCGTGGGGTTTGCCGCAGCGTAAGCGCCGCTGGATAGCTGGTACCAATTGCGACCGGTTGTTGGGTGCCCACATGTTGCCAGATGCCCTTCTCTGGAAACATTTATGTTGTTCACTCTATACCAAGGTTCACCTTCCGCCATTATGGGGGACGCATGAGCACCATCACCATGCCCGGCCACGACATCACCTTCAACGACCACATTCTCAGTGTTGATGCGATAAAACGGATTCACTTGTGAAATTTGTACACCGCCAGCGGAATCAACATTTCCTGTCGCTACGCCCGGCACTAAACTTCCATCGCTTCATAGTCACCGGTATTTATCCGGTGAGCAGCGCTGTTTTCAGTAATTTCAGCATTTGCCGCCAACGTAATATTATTTGCGGACAGATTAATGTTGTTGTCAGCCGTCACGCTCAGCGTGTCACATTTGATGTCGATTAATCGACCGCGGCGCATGACGATCCTGTGGCCTGAGCCTTGATCATTTTCATCTGTGTAAATAGCAACCTCACCGCCCTTGAGGCCCTGTATCCTATAACGCCGATCGTCTACGGCTAGGCAAATTGCATGCTCACGGTTGCCGCTTAAAAAAACAGTCACCGCTTCAGCCCCTGGCAGTGGATGGCTGGTCATCCAATCATAACGACGGACTTTTGCGCCGGTCGTCCAAACGACTTCGATTGTATGCTTTTCTTCATTCGCAGAACCGGGAACAATCGTCGCAGTGCGACGTTGTATGGGAAGCGAGAACTTTTCTTTTGCCAAAACTTCACTTTCAATAATGTGAATTTCTGGCGATATAACAGATATGCCGCAAAACGGCAAATAAAATACCGATATTCGGAATTTTTGCTATTTTAACAAATTAATTGCCGGATAAAAAAGACTGAATTCCTTTGAACATAGCCATACCAGCAGCACTAGAGCTAACTCCGACTCCTATCAAAATTCCGGCACCTTTGTTTTTCAACTTGGTAAGGTCACGCACAGGTTTTTTAAGATCCTCTACGTCTTTAGCTAATTGAGGAATGATCGAGAGCTTTTGGTTTATCTCCCGCATGCTGACAGCCAAATCACTTCTTTGGCGCCGAGCCTCATCACCATCGGCCATGAGCTTGCCAATCCAAGGCACCTTTCGCCCCAGATCCCGACAACGATTTCGAGTGCTTCGTAAATTGCCGAGAACGATATTATTGATACTGCCGCTGGACGGGTTCCAGTTCATCACGCGTCGACCGGTTGAACCGCCATCAAGGGCGGCCTCTCGCTTTTGATGCTGTTGCAGATAGAGCTTAGTGCCCTTCACGCGCACACGAGTATTCGCAATACGTTGCTGCAACATTTATAACCCTCGGTTTGTGATAAAACGAATTTGGCGAGTGCGGCGCTTCCCGCCAGCCTGGGCAATCTCTTTGTTCAAATCTGCATTTATCATTCGCAAGTCAGTGGCGGATCGGTTTACGACAGACTTATCGCCATGCTGGATAGATTTTGCGGGATTAAAACGAGCGGCATCCAATTTTGCTTTTTGCTTCTCAAGTTCTGTTAATACGGCCATCTCGTCTCCAAATCGTAAAAACAAGCGTTACCGGTCAACCTCAGCTTGCAAGGTGAGTGCGACGGTAATCGCGAAGCTGACCGGTAACAGAAATCGCGATATAACAGATATGCCGTCAAACGGCAAAAAAATACCGATATTCGGTAAATCTGGTATTTATCGGCGCATAATTCCGGCGCTACCGGAGGCGCGACGCTTCCGTTTTCGAGGTTTAACCGCCTTCATTTGCGGTGCCGGCGCTGCAACATCCTCATCACTTTCGATCGGCTGCCTGACTTGCCTTTTGAGTTCTGGGGCATGCCATCACGGATATATTTTCGGACAGTTGGATCAGTCGACCCGATGATATTTGCAAGCTCAGCAAGGGAGACAATCTTTCCCTGTTTTTTCTTTTTGACGGCACCATGCGTCATGACAGAAACCGCAGGCTTGGCAGAGGTTGAAGGGAGAACAGCCTTACCATACCCGTAACAACAAACGATAAGTTGTATTTTACGGATAAATTACAACCGCAATCCCACGCTGACCCGCAGACCCTAACCCCTTGAAAAGAACCTATAATCCCCCCTCGCATGGGTGTACTTGTGATCATCTTGCTGACCTCATGGCTTGCCGCATGGATTTGACGAAGTTCCTGTCGAGACGCTTGGCTGCGGTGAGGTTGGCGGTGCGCTGTAGATCCATCTTAGGTTTGACGGTCTGCTGCTTGATGGCTGAGTAGAGCAAGATTGATCGTCCGGCTTTACGCTGGAAGACATATCCCCGATCTTTTCCGGTTTGTGTGAAATAGACGTTTTTCTTTTTAAAAACTTGAGAGGGGCGGAACGATTTTGTGATCTTGCCAGTTTTGGTGCGTCGAACTCCACGTGGAATGAACTGGTATTCGGAATTGCGGGATTTACGGACTGTTGAGGTTCTGCCCATTTGCTGAGCCATGTACCAATCTTTATGCCCGACCTCGGATGTCATCCGATGCAGACCGTCTTTTTTTCTAGCAGGTGTGATCTTGAGCCCAGCTTTCACATAGTTCGACCTGAGAGCCATAACACCGGTCATTTCCGTTCCGATTTCCCCTTGGGCGTCCTTTGCGGTCATGGTTAGGGTTTTAGCCACAGCAAACGGTATTTGCCTCTGAGCGATGTCATCAAGCCACCGTGTGTGCTTTCGGGTATCTAGTTTTATGTCAAAGATTTCTACCGTCATTCGGTAAATTTGCCGGAAAACGGTATTTGATGCAAGGGGAAATACCGGTCACCCAGACTGTTGACAGATTAATTTCCGTCAACAAAAAAAGTCGTTTAAAAACAACGCTGTTGAAAACCGGTTTTTCCGTCAACAGTTTTTATCAACAGATAACCCCTTATAATATATAATAAAATAAAGTTTTTTTATTATTATTAGAGTGTTGACGGAATTTAATACGTATGTGAATGATCTGTCTTGTAATGAGTGTGTCTATTATATGCATATATGATTAGGGGTACTGTTCTCTCTATAGGGGCTATGTTTTTCGGGAATCCGTCAACATTTTGGCAAAAATCCCGAATAGCTGTTTAAATACAATATGTTAAGTGTTGAAATGCCCGTCAACAGTTTTAAATTTGAGCGCGATTATTGTAATAATATCAATGTGTTAAGTGTTGCTTCATTTATCAACAGTCCGTCAACAGATGCCCTAAATACATATCTATACGTGCATAATAGAAGAATAAAAAATGTAAACGGGTAATCAGTAATTACGAGCTAAATACCGTAAGTGGTTTTGATAATTTTCCCAAAAAAGTTATTGGTGTATCAGTGTGTATTTGATAATTAGATGCTAGGTTTTATTTTTAAAAACTATAAAATTTAAAGTAGTACTGGGAGTGACTATATTGAACAATAATCGGCTGACAAATATAGGTTTTCGAATTTCTCTTGTGATCTTAGCTGTTGTCATGTTCATGATTGGCTTCCGATATGGCTCTTTCCGCGTGGGAAACGACGGTCGATTCATTGGGCTTTCACTGAATGAATGGGGTGATTTCTTCGCAGGTTTTGGCACCTTGGCCGCATTGGTTTGGCTTGTAATTGGACACCGGCAACAACAGCATGATTTAGCCGTGCAAATGAACCAGCTGGAAATGCAGCGCGATGAACTCAGGTCACAGAAAGAGGTTCAAGCGGAGACGACAAGAAGCGTCAATTACGGAAATAATATGGTGCGGTATAAGCAAATCAAAGAATTGCTGGTGGATTGCCCCATTATACGCATTAAGGGAGATGGATTTGTTAACGGTGGCTTAGATCCATCACTGACATCTGATGCAAAGACAATTAGCAACATCATCTTCTATGATCAATCTGGCCATATTATGGAAAATATGCCCGATAGTTTATCTAGATCTCATTCAATAAGTATAGATATGGATCAGTATAAAATCATGGCATGGTAATCCCCCCAATAAATAATGGAGTTACGAAGTAGAATTTTCTCGGCATACTGATCTGAGGAGATTTTTATGAAAAAGACACGATATAGCGATGCGCAAATCATGGGTATTTTGAAGCAGGCG